TTGACTTAATCAAACAATTACCCGATTTAAAGAAAGAATGTACTTGGTTGAAAGAAATCAATTCTCAATCATTACAAGCACCAATAAGGAATCTAGATAATGCGTTTACAAGGTTTTACAAGGGACAAGGTAATTTCCCTAAGTACAAATCAAAAAGAAAAGGTAAACAATCATTTCACATACCACAAAATGTGATTATTGAGAACAGTAAGTTAATAATTCCTAAATTTAAAGAAGGTATTGATATTGTATTACATAGAGAAACTAAAGGTGTAATTAAATCAGCAACCATATCAAGAACACCAACTGGTAAATATTTTGTGAGTGTATTATGTGATACTGGTGAAGATTGTAAACCAAAATCTAAAATCAAAAAAGATACAACTGTTGGTATTGATTTGGGTATTAAAGACTTCTTAATCACATCTGATGGTGAAGTAAGTGATAACCCAAAGTATTTACGTAAAGTTGAATCAAGATTAAAGTATATTCAACGTAAGTATTCAAAACATAAAGGAAAACAAACAAAAAATAAATTAGCAAAGTTACACGAAAAAGTAGCGAATCAACGTAAGGACTTTTTACACAAAGAATCTTTTAAATTAGTTAGTGAGAACCAAACAATAGCTATTGAGGATTTAAATGTGAAAGGTATGTTGAAGAATCATTGTTTAGCCAAATCAATATCTGACGTAGGTTGGTCAATGTTTACGACTATGTTAGAATACAAGTGCGAATGGTACGGAGTGAATCTATTAAAGATAGGTAGATTTGAACCATCATCAAAGACTTGTTCTAACTGTGGTAGAGTAAACAAAGAACTAACTCTGAAAGATAGAGAATGGACTTGTAAAAGTTGTGGAACACACCACGACAGAGACATCAATGCTGCTGTAAATATCAAGAATTTTGCGTTAAGAAATTATGTATCTGGGACGGATACTAAAACTCGGAACGAACTGCCTACATTAGTAGGAGTGCTGACTTCCGAAGCCCAACCTATCGGCTCTGCCGTGGGTGGGTAGTTCACACGAGGAAACACTGTCCAAATCAAACATGAATGATAATTTTCGTAGGTGGTTCGGCAATAGTAAAGTTGTTGATGATTCTGGGAATCCACTAGTCGTTTATCGAACCCAAAAAGAAGAACACCCACATGGTGAATATAAAGAGTATAAGACTCTCTATGGTATCTACTTTTCTGAAGATAAAAATAGTACTAAGACATATGGTACGGTTACCGAAGGGTTTTACCTAAAAATGGAAAACCCTAAGATTTTAAGGGGCATCGAACACGATGAAATGTGGAACCTATCAATTATAACCAAAGATAAATACAATGAGCTTATGTCTGATGGATATGATGGTGCCATTTGGTTGAGGGATGGTAAGATGTATGAGCTTGTTGTATTTGATAAATCGAAGATTAAATCGGTGAATAACGATGGGACTTGGAGTGATACTGGTGGTATATATTCATAATGACAATATGCAACATATTTATATAAAATGAGACTACTACCATTACTTAATAATATATTAAATGAAAACTTCGGGTTAGAGCTAACACCAGAAGAAAAACGGGGTAAAGCTAAATATGTTGGTAGAAATGTTACTTGGTACGGATTCCCCAATAATATGATAGTAATCAATAAAGATGATGTCCACGGTATGTGGGGGAATGTATATGATAGTGATAAGTTAGCTCAAGTTGTTGATATGATTACCGATTATGACGCTAGAGACGCTGACACTGTAGAATTAGAATGTTCATATGGCTTAGGTGGTGTAACGACATTAACAGACATTGTAGAAGAACAACAGTCTAGCTATAGTGGAAACTTCACAACCGATTATGATGGTAAAGATGACCCAGCAACCACTGGTAGCGATGAATTAGATAAATACCTTGGTGTTGAATACATGGACGAATTGGATTTCATTTCTGATTTGGTATCAGAACCAGATATGGTAAAATTCTTTGGTGATAATAGGACATCAATAGCGAGAGGTACACAAACAGTGGAATCACTAACTAAGGCGTTTAAAGCATTATCACCTGACAATGAAGAGTATGAAGCACTAAAAGAGTTTTTACAGCTAGAGGTGGCACTAAAAGACGCTCAGGATAATAATAAAGGTGACTTTAATAAATTCACAGTACAATTGCGAGATGGACACCATAGGGTTATGGGTGCAATAGAAGCTGGTGAAGAATATGTATGCCTTAACCTAGTTGACGAAGATATAAAAAAATACAAAGGTAGATACCAATTAGTTAAGTGAACTACCCACCCACGCCATAGGCGATGAATATAAGATAGACTCTTATATGAATGGAACCATATCAGAAGCTGAATTCTTTAATAGTTTAGAGCAACTTCACGAAGGTATGGGAGACTATGAAGTCTAGGAAGAAACGTATTAGGTGGTACAAAGAGAATCTGTAACCTATTTATATACATGAAAGATAATATACGTAAATCAGTCCGAAAAAGTCTCCTAGAGTTTGAGGTACCTAAACCAAAGGTATCAACATTCATGAAGTTAATAAATTCTGCCCAAAGAGATGGGTATTTAACAGGTATGGGAGCTTCTTCGCAATACGTTATGGCTATGGCACATAAGATAGCTGATGCGTTTGATGCGTTACATCCTGAAGAACAAAAGGTGTTTAGAGACCCATACTACAAAAAATTCATAGATTCAATAAAGAAGTAATCATATGAAAGATGGTAACGTAGCTCAGTGGTTTCAGGACTTATGTCTGGTAGAGCAACGTGACTGAAAATCCGTGTGTCGTTGGTTCGAGTCCAGCCGTTACCACATTGAACTGGATAACATATTGTCTATTTCAGCTTAAAATGAGTAAAATAGATAATATATTAGCCAGAAATGGTTGATATAGGCAAAAATAGCCAATATATTAGCTATGGTTCTTTGACATCTTGGTTAAATGCTGCATAATGCAATTGGGTGACCAAAGATGGTTCCGATAAGAAGATTAAGAAACAACTTCTTGATTCATTCCTTACTGAAGGATGGATTAGAGGAAGAAAGAAATAACGGTTGATTACAGCAAACAAACTTCGGAGATAAGCGAAAGAGGATACCATGAGAACCTTCCATATGCTACAATGACGAAGATATGAGTGGTAGAATGGTGATTCAGCGCCATATTTATATGTATGGGAAAGGGGCGAAAAAAGATACACTATATCTATAAAATCACCCACACAAAATCGGGTAAGTTTTATTTAGGGATGCACTCCACATTCGATATGGATGATGAGTACATGGGGTCAGGGAAACTGATAGTAGCATCCGTCAAGAAGTATGGAGTAGAGAAACACACCAAAGAGATATTAGCATACGCAAAAAGCCGCATTGGTCTGGTTAAGCTAGAATCTGAAATGGTCACCGAGGATGTAGTAAGCGAGAAGCTTTGCCTCAACATGAAGAAGGGTGGACACGGTGGCTTTGCGGGTGAGAAGCATAAGAAGAAATTCCAAGCTGCTGGAAGACGTAAGCGTAAGGTCAACCAAATGAAGCGTAGAACCAGGAAGCGAGTGGCTAAGAGGAAAGCTAAGAAAAAAATACTTGATAAATCAAACAAAAAGAAGTAATTTTGCTACATGAGAAGTAATTTTAAACTAATACTATGCGACCTACAAGCGGATTTGTGCAAAGAGTTCGAGGAACATTTCGCTAACTACCCTAATGTCTCAGTACATAACGGTGACTTCATGAGATTGGAGTTCGATATCTCAAGATGCGTTCGCAAAACTTAGTACTATGAGTGAAACTGCCGTATGTTTTTAGTATCTTTGGACTCTAATCAATAATTAAAGAGACATTAATTAAGGGGTTGGCTGCTTTCCTCCCACCCACAGCAAAGCTGATGAGTGGGTTTCCGCAGTACTACAATGAAAACTGTATTACAATTTATTGCCGACATGCTAATCAAGAAAATGGAGAGAACAACCGATATGGTTACGTTCGCCAAATTGTATGACGCTGGTATGGAATTGAACGAAGCGGCATTTATGATGTTCGCCATTGAATTGGAATAAGTAAAAAATAGTTGACAGGTATTGAAATAACCTGTATATTTGTGTATGAAGAAATATCAACACGAAAGACGTTCGGCAGCTTTAGGTCGATTGGAAGCCCAGTTAGAATCTGGCAACAAAACAACCAAAAACGGTACCTCTGTATCCTTAACTGATAAGGACACAAAGCGAATCGATAAAGAAATTGCAACACTTAAAAGTAGACTATAATGGACTATCACAAAGATTTTGG